TTCGCCAACGTCGCCGTGTATTTCTTCGTCGCTCCACCACCCGCTGCGGCCCATGCAACGTCGGTTCCGTCTGACGTAAGCACCGTATTTGCCCCACCAACGCCGAGTCTTGCCCCCGTGACCGTCCCACTACTGCCGTAGAGAACATCGCCACGGGTCGTGAGGGGCGAGAGCGCAGCGAACCCAGCAGCAGCAGTTCCGGCTCCCGTGCCGCCATCAGCGATGGCAACGTCTGTCCCACCGGCCCGGTAGAGGGCGTTGCCTTCCACCGTTAAATTGCCAGCACTCGCTCTGGCGAGTGTAGTGTCACTCGCCGCGCCAACATTGACGGCGGTAAACTGCGGGCTGTCTCCTGTGCCCACACCAATGCTGGTGCGAAGCGTGGCACCGCTTTCCGCGACGGGATCAGTTGATCCATTCCCGACAATCATTTCGCTATCAGCCAGGACGGACATCGCGGTAATGGCAGTAGTGCCACTGCCCAGTAAGATCCCTCCATCGGTGAGGGTAGAAGCTCCCGTGCCTCCATCCGCGACCGCCACATCGGTGCCGCCCGCTCGATAGATCGCGTTGCCTTCGACTGTCAGATTGCCCGCACTCGCTCTTGCGAGGGTGGTATCAGCCGCCGCACCAATGTTGACTGCCGTAAATTGAGGACTATCTCCGGTCCCGACACCGATGCTAGTACGAAGTGTCGCACCGCTTTCTGCAACCGGATCGCCAGAACCGTCACCCACGATCATCTCACTGTCGGCCAGTACGGACATCGCGGTGATCGCTGACGCGCCACTGCCCAACAGGACTCCACCGTCCGTCAGGGTAGACACTCCAGTGCCACCGTACGCGACTCCCACATCCGTGGCTTGCCAGGTTCCCGTTGCCACCGTGCCTAGCACAGTAATGCTGGAGGAACTCCCGACATCCAGCGTCGTGGGATCACCAGATCCATCGCCAATGAGAATTTCACCATCGCCCAACACGGCGGTGGCCGTAATTGCACTGGTGCCGCTCCCCAGTAAGACCCCACCATCGGTAAAGGTGGCGGCTCCGGTGCCTCCGCGATTTACGGCGAGGGTGCCGGTCGCATTCGTCGCCGCGAGGTAGTACGCCCCCTCCTGCCCGTCGAGCTTGTCGGCATCGAGGTAAGTGACGACCGCTGACCCAGAGATACACGCAAACGGGGCATTCGTGCTGCGACTAAAGGTATGCAGCCCCGTAATCGTGTAGGCGTTTTCCTCGGTGATAATGGTATTTTCCGACAGATCCGCGTCGGTATTGGCAACTTGAATATCAGCCATTTACGCCTCGATATACACCAGCGCCCCATCAACCGATTGGGCACCACCAAGTTCCATGTTCAGTAGCGTGGCGGCAGAAGTCTCAAACCAGCCCACCGGATTAAACGGCAGCACAATCGTCTGCCCCGCCGTGGGTCCCATCTGTCCGGTGAGCGCCGTGCCCCCCGCACCATCCTCAAAGCGGATCGTGACTGCCGTGCCAGTCATTGTGGCAAACAGTGCCAAGACCCGGATCTTCTTTCCCGACACCGCCGCAACCAGTGTATTGTCCCCGCTAGAGGCCGCGTCAATCGCGGCCCGTTTGACCAGTTGAATCTCGTAGATGTCCTGAAATCCTTCTTGTGCGTGACCCATGCCGACTCCTATTCTGTGTGCAGATACCGATAATCGTAGCCAGGGCAACCGTCCCGGTTAAAGCGGCTCATCGCCTGAATGACCGGCGCAAAAGTTTCCATCCCCACCTGCGTAATGGGGATCTGATCATCGTCCTTCCCGACGCGCAGGAGCTTGACTGCAAATGTGGCAACAGGGAGGATCGTAATATCCGCATAGGCGAACGTCCCCCCCGCAGTCAACGCCGAAGCCGCGACCAGCCCATAATAGCGCACCGTATGGGTAGCATTCGGTAGCGGGTCCCAGAAAATCTGGGAGGCATTCGTGAAATACCGCACCGGCTTGCCGGTCATGGACGAGGACGCATAGACAAAATTAGGGTTTGCCGCGCCGGACGAATAGTGATCGCCTACGCCCCCGACACGCGCCAGATCCCACACGGGACGGCTCGTATCCGGGTCAATATACTGAAGTCGGTCGATGCGAAGGAGTCCTGATGGAAAGGTTGTCGTTTCCGTATTCGCGGCGGTCGTGACGGTGCCAATCGTGCTGCCCATGACATTGGGCTGAAGGGCAAGAAGGGATTCCAGGTGGTCCTGCGAGGCATTGACGGCCCGCAGTCCCAACGTCACCCCGGTTTCGCCGGACTGAAGTTGTAGCCCCCGGTCCAACACTTCCATGAGATCAAGAATCGTCTGACCCGTTGCCATCTAGTCCCCAGCATGGTGCCGCGCAAACTTGCTGCCGTTGGAATGCCCACACATACTCACCTGAATCTTCGTGTGATCCCAGCGATCTGACCCCACATCGTCAAGTGTATCTTCTCGGTCAGCATCTGTCTTGTCCCGATCCCGACGCATCTCCTCCTCGATTCGCGCCCAGTACTGCTTCCCCGATCCCCACTTAAAGCCACTCTGCTTATAGGCCAACGCAAGGGTGCGGGCATCAAGCGGCACGTAGGTGCCTTCGGAATCCTCCACCACAAAGAGGAGCATCCAGCCTGGACTAAGGGGATTCCGAATCCGAGGACGCTTATACCAGAGGAGCCAGCGTTCCTTGATGGGATGCCAGGTAGCTTCAAGGTCGGGGTGCAGCGCGTGGAGTTTCTTCTGAAACGCCGTAGGCGCAAATTTCACCCCAAATCGACCGGGATGCCAGAACCGGAGACTCTCCTCGATGGGTGGAGGAGTTCCTCCCGAGGACATTTAGCCAAACACCTTCAGCCCAAATTCCCGCACACGGTCGTCCTTGCTCGTCTTACAGTGCTTTGACATTCTGGCACGGGCAAGATTCTGCGACTGGCGTGAATCTGGGTTGTAGTTGGTGGCCCAGCCATCGACTGGACACTGCAACATGCCCTTCTCAGCGTCCTCAACGAGTCCTTCTGGCATCGGGGCTTCTTCCTTCACCCAATCAGCGGTGAAGCCAGGAGCTTGCTCCTGCCAACTCACGGCGAGTGGTTGCCGATTGCCATTGTCGTCAATGTAGGTCGTGACCTGATACGCATCCGACGCAATGCCGCCCCGATGTGGTCGCCCCTTGCCGTCCCACGCCGACATGGTGGGAAACCGTGGTGCGCCCCGACTAGACATCTCCCGCCACTTCTCCCATTCATGGAGATAGCGAGTGATGGAGTTCTTAATCACGGTCTGTCCGACCCACGATGTGCCCCGATGCTTCTGGAGTTCATCGAGTTCGTAGATTTTCCCGAGGACTTCCCGCACCGTCACCGGATTCACCCCTTTGGGAAGCGAATCCTTCAACACAGACACGGGCGATTCCCCGAGGTGCTGGAGAAAGAACTTGTTCTCCTCCAACGAGTATTTCACCGGATCAAAAACGTCCATTCGGACCCCCTTAATACGTCGTATTCGTACGAATCGGCTTCAGCACCACATGCACCGAACCTTCATAGGCGGTGACCGTGCCGGTATAATTCAACGAGAGTTGTTCGCCCTTATCCATCTTCCGGTTCGCTAGCGTCGAGGTTAGGGTGGATTGGACTGGCGTATTCGCCGTGCTATCCAACGCCAACGTCGAACTCAAGGCTGTAGTGAGACTCGCCGGAGCCGTTCCAGATGCCGCAATCCCCACATCTAAGGTGGTGCTGCTGGCTCCCGCAGTGCTATGCACCTCACGCACATCCATGATTTGATAGTCCTGATCAGCGACAAAAATACCCGTATCTGCCGCCTCTCCTGCGGAAATCGTATAGACGACATGCACTGGGGCAAGTTTCGCAATCGCTTTGATACCCATTCGTTCCTACTTTCTGGCGAAGTGGCAGGGGAGGAGCCGATGCCCCTCCCCCCACCTACTCAGGTTTACGACTCTGCAACGTCCTCGATCTTGGCCCCCGCTGCTGGGTTGTCACTCAGCAGTTCGCCCTGCCAGTACCACGCGACCTCGAAGGTCGAAGTGGATGCCTGACGGAAGAACGGAGTCCCATCGAAGATTTCCGAAATTGGACGCGGCACCGCATTCTCACCGTGACCGATGTAGAAATGCTTCGTGTCAAGCCCAATGATGGTGTTCGCCGCAAAGTACGGCTCTGCATGCCAGGGCTGGCCGCTGAAGCGGTAGATCGTGCGACCATCGCCGCCATCTTTCCCCTTCTGCTGTGCGCCACCCTCACGACCCACACCCGACCCGCTGCCGAGATCCTTCGCTGAACTGAACCCGAAGAATACATCTTCGCGCAGAAGTTCGTGATAGCGCCGGATAATCGCCAGATTGGAGATGTAGGCGTTCAACGACCCGCCGCCCTTCTCACGTACGGAATCTTCTAACTGCATCATCAGATCCTCGGTGAGAGCGCGGTTAGTGCCGCCGTTTGCTAGGACAACCGATTCCCAGTACTCGTTGCCAGCCGTGCCACGGTCGATCCCCCCGAAGTCGCCTTTCGGCGCGGGTGGATCGTCGTTGTCAATGATCCCCAAGAGACCATTGGTGTGGTACGAATAGCTAGTAGCCACGGTATCTTGGACGGTAAAATAATCACCCGCCGCCGTGCCACTGGGAGCCGATCCGCTAATGGTAATGGTCCGATTCGGCACATCCACTGCGCTGACTGTTGCCGAGTCTGCGAGCTTCGCGTTGTTGTCGGACGCATCCATCAGATCGACGACCATGCCCACATCCACGCTGGGGAGTTCCCCTACGGTGATAGTGGTCTGGTTGTCTGCCGCTGGCATAATCGCCAGTTTGCCAAGCCCATCGGAAATCAAATCCGCATTGATGAGCTTTAGCACACGACGACGGAAGCCCGATTCCATCATCTTCAGGGCCGTCTGGAACGCGAACTTCGAGTTCCGTGCGTCCTGAAGGAGCTTCCACGACATGTTATACAGCCCCGCAAACTCCGTAAGGGCAAAGTTGGCCTCGGCAGTGTCCGGGTTGAGATTGGAGGGGAGGCTTCCGCCTTCCGCCAAGCCCGTCCAGGCACCGGGGTTCTTCACCATAATCGGCATGAGGAACTGGCCCCGTCCACCAAGGGGTTTCTTCATCTTCTGGAACATGTTCCAACAGACGACTTCTTGGTTGACGAGATAAAGCACCTGATCCACACCGTAGGTGTATTTCAGGGCTTCCACTACGTCTGAGGTACTTGCCACGATTGTTCTCCTTCCAGCTTGGAAGGACCGTCTTATTCCGTAGAGCCAGGGTTGATCATGGGCCAGAGTTCATTCGCTCGGTCTTGCGGGGTCTTATAGCCGCCGGTTTTTCCGCTGATCGGTGAGGCTTCACCCCCCTTGGATGGGAAGGGCGACTGCTTCGCCGTTGCAACCGTTTTCCGGTCCATATCCCGAAACGTCTTTCGCAGTCCATCGAGTCGCTTTCGCACCATCTCGGGAAACTGCGAGTTGAGGTCATCCCCCTCATGCGAATGATACACATCCAGCATGATTTCTCGAATCACCTCGTCGTCGGGTAAGCCCTGCGTGTTCCGAATCTCCTGAAACCGAGTATCAAGATCCCGCTCTGCTTGCTGACCATACGATTGGCCCACGACATCCTTGAGGGATTTATAGTCGCGGTAGACCTGGGCGAGTGCTTGGTCGCGCTGCTGCAACTGCTGCTGAAGGGGTTGAATCCCTTCGGTCATCATCCGGCGCATCAATTCCGCAGCGGTGGGGCCGTCGAGATACGGCATTTTCGACAACTGATCCAGCATCGTTTGCTGGCGAGTGTCTCCCTGCTGCTGGTGCTGCGCCTGTTGACCGGCAGCGGCTTGCTGCTGCAACTGCTGCGCGTATTGCTGCAACTGCTGCTGCTGCGATCCTCGCTGGTCTTCCCACGCCTTACGCTCGTCGGCCAGTGCTTGCGTTTTCTTT